AACCAAACCAACCACCAACAGCCATCTCAGATCCAGCGTGGAACTCTTGGAGAACAAAGTCACCGTCATAGGCGTTGCTCTTCTTCCACTTGTTCAACATGAACACCATGTCTCGCCAGTCTTTAGAGCAGTAGCTAAGAGCCTTGTCTCCGTCACCAATAGGCTTAGACACAAAGCGTTTGTCTTTGTTACTAAGAACGTGAGAAATAGCCTCATCGTATTTAGAAAACTTCATGGTAGGAATAATTGGGATACCAGCTCTCTCAAAAACAGCGGCTCCGTACTCCCGATCCTGTTCCCAACGAGCACCTTCTACATTGCAACCATAGATAGGGTAGCCCTTACGGTGATAGCTTTCAAGCTTCTGAATGTAACGACTGTTATCAGTAACAAAGATAAGGTCAGCCCAGTTCATACTGGATTCCCAATCAGCTACCTTCTTGAAACAGTCCATACCATCACCGTTCTCACAGCGACTACCATCAAAGTTGTTACGCATGTACACACGTACTTCATGACCATAAGCAGCAGACTTGATAGCCAAGTCCATAGAGAAGCCACAGTCAAACTGGTCAATGATTAGAAGTTTCATTGTTGATCCCAACCTTTTTCCTTAGCCTTCTCTTTGTAACGTTTAGCAGCTTCTTTAAGTTGTTTCTCACGTTCGGCTCTTTGTTGTTTACGTTGTTCGGCAGTGCCACCATAGATGGGGAAGCCTAATGTTCCCAGTAACGCTCTCTTAGCACCTTCTCCTTCAGGAGCAGTACTAGCTGCTGATACTTGGAAAGGCACAGCCATTTTACCTACAGTTTCTAATCTACCAACAGCACTACGGTCAACTAGTTTAGGGGCATCAGGAGATGCGTACTCCAAACCACCAATACCAACAATAGCAGCTTTAGGTATAAACCCTAACTTGTTAGACAGGGTTTTATCTGGATCAGCAATCCAGTGGTACGGTTCCATAGCGTGCTTCATAGCTTGCATAGACGTACCATCAGGCCACTCAATGCGAGTTGCATCTTTGTTTTCCCAGATAGGTCTGTTAGCTGTCATCATGTTGATAGCATTCAACAAGGTGAAGTAAGTCAGAGCAGTCTTAAACTGATACAACCTAGCGTAGTCTGCTTTGGTTGTAGGAGCCATCATGCCCTTAATGCCTTCTACAGGTTGCCATTTAGTTGGGTTAAGGTCTTTAGGCAGAGCAGCAGTAAAGGCACGGAGAGTAGAGATAGTCCAGTCAGGAGCAAACAATGCTAACTGCAATGCTCTACGACCAGCAGGGTTGTATGCAGCCATAGCAATACGTTTACCCATTTCAGTACGAGCAGACGTAGCAGCTTCAAACCAATTTAAACCACCAAAGGAGTCATTGACAAAGTTAGAGATCTCTTTACGAGCTTTAGTCTCATCAAATGGTTTGCCCTCTTTAGCAGCTTGGATACGAGCTTTTTCTAAGTAACCTTCTGCAACCATTAGCTTGCCACCAGTGTGCAAGTAGTCCCAGGTAAACTTATCAAACAAACCAAGAGTAAGCTTCTCAGTAGCACTCAAAGACTTCTCAAGGATACGAGTACGAGGACCAAACTTAGCAATCATCTGATCAGCAAACTTACCACCTGCAGCAAGTAGACCTTGAGATACATCTTCAGGCATCTCTAACTGAAGACCACCTTCTCGAATCCATTTGTCAGTACTGTCACCCAGACCACCATTGCGGAACTGATCAAGAGCTTTAGTGATAGCAGCGTTCTTTGTTCCTAGTAACTTATCACCAGCACTAAGAGCTAACTCTTTAGCAGGAGTCCAAATAGGAATGCCTGTACTAGAGATAACTTCTAACAGAGACTTAGCGTGGAAGAACGATCCGATAACGTTAATGCGTTTAGCAGCTTGAGAGATAGTCCCTAAAGCTTTCATCAAGTCACCAGGACCAGAGTCAAACACAAACTTCAATGGAGCAACTAGGTCAGGATGCACGGCATAGCCAGCAAACTGGGGACTCTCCATCATCTCCCAACCTTCTGGTTTAGCTTGCTCTTTAGTCACTTCACGGATTAAAGACTCACCGTTAACATTACGAACTTGTTTTAAGTTATCCACAAGGGTTTTGTTCTCAATTGCTTTTTGCATTGAGCTTGCGTACTCTTTGTAGATCTCTGCAATGTCTTTGGTTTTAATCTGTAAGCGCCACTGACTGTCACCCTTAGCAGCAATACGAGAGTTAGCTTCGTTGATGAAGGCTTCTAAGTCAGCAAAAGTTTTAAAGACACGTTGCTTACCAAACTTAGACTCGGTGGTCATGCCACGCATAGCACCAGCCTCACTAGGTGTTCCTAGTAACGCTTGGATAAACTCTTCACGAGCACCTTTGGGAGCACCAGCCCAATCAATGATGTGGGTTACGTAGTCTTCAAGCAGACCCTTAACAACACCCTTTTCGACAGCTTTATCACCAATTGCTTTAACAAGCTCTTGGTACTTCTCAGCAACCTTAACTTCTTCTGGGCTAAGACCAGAGAGATCACCCTTGTCAACAGCTTCTGCAATAGCTTCTCTACGAGCAGCATCAGGGATAGCTTCAGCCATCCGTTTAGCTTCGTTGTGAATGATACGAGCATCAGCCATTTTGTTGTTGATATTCATACCAACAAACTTCTCGGTTTCCTTAACAGGCTCTAACCAAGACTTCTGATACTCTTTAAATCCTTCAAAGAACTTAACAGCATCTACTTCACCATGTTTGGCATAGATGTCTGCAGCAATGTCATACATCTCTTGCTCAGTAGCAACATCACGAGGAGAAGTTTTAGTGCGATCTACAGGAGTTTCTTTAAGAGGCTCGGGGGGTAGCTCACCAGATGAGCTAGCCTTTTTCTCTGCTAATGTTTTAAGAGCAGCTTTGTTAGTCTGATCTTCGTAAGCACCTTTGTCTTGACCTTCTACACGGGGAGTTTTAACGTGCTCTGCTTCGTGTTGAATAGCAAAGTCAATCCACTCTTGGGGAGTCTTAAACGCATCTTCTGGTAAAGGTTCTACACCTTCTACTTTTGGTTGAGTCCAAGGTTTGTCTTCAAACTGTTGATATAAAAGATCTGGGTTTATATCAATACGAAGTGGGTTACCCTCTGAATCTCGACGAGTTTTAGCACCAATTTTATCCCCAGTTGCTTTACGAACAATATCGGTTGTTTGAACAACAGGAATACCTTCAATAGAAGCAGGAACATCAGCCAGTTTAAAGCGGTCATCACCAGCACTACGCAAATCACCACTGTGTAGACCATCGTCAGGCATCTGAAGCTTGTGATCTTCAGGGATCTGACCAGTACTCTTAGCTTGATCAACAGCTTCTTTACGATCTAAGAAACGACCGTCTTCTGTAAGGAACCCCTGCTCATGGGTGTCTTTAGTTTCTGCTTTACGTTTCTCACTGTGCTTAGGACCAAGAGGTTCAATCTCACCAGTCTCTTTGTTCTTAATAGCAGTTTGAACCAGAGGAGACTTAGACTCACGTTCCTTTTGAATCTCCTTAACCTTCTGCAAGAAGACAGCCTTCTCTCCCTCTGTAGCACCAGGGGGAGGTTCAGGAGGCAACTCGGCTTTAGGTTTAGGCTCACCTAAAGTAGGAGTCTTCTTCTCCATAAGCATACCTGCACCTTTGCTACCGGCAGCAACCATGCCAACGTTAGCCATAAGAGGTACAGACTCAGAAGGAATGCCAGTAACTTCTTCGACTTTCTTACCAACAGTCTGGAGCTTTTGTCCAAACCAAGACATAGCTTGGGGTAAAGGAGCGTTAGCATAAGCATCTGCTTCACCAAACAATGCAGAGATTTTCTGCATGGGATTCATTAGGGCATTGCCAACAACTTCACCAACACGAGCACCACGTTGGTAAGCTTGTTTAGGAGTCTCACCAGTAAACGGACTAGCTAGCATACCAGCAGTAGTCGTAGCTAGTTCAGCACCTGCTGCAGCAATAAACCCAGGAGTAGACAAAGGAATGTCTAATGCCGAAGTAGTACCAGCTAAGAATTGGCTGCCACGTTGAGCCAACATTGACCGTTGTTGTGGTTCTTTAGGTTGTTGAGCAGTTGTACTCTTAGCTAGATAAGCATCAGGATCAAAGCCTTTAGAAGGAGCTGGTGTGCTTTTAGCAGAGGCATCTGATGCTAGGTATGCGTCTGGATCAAAAGCCATTATTTAACTCCTAAACGTTCTTTAATCTTTTTAGCACGAGGATCGTTAGGGTTACTGTTAGCCCAATCTAAAGCAGCCTGATCATCACCACTTAATTTGTTACTAGGAGCACCTTTAGGTGGCATCATAGTAGAGTTATCAGGTGCAGCTATTTTACCTTTGTTCGCAGGTGCAGGTTCTTCACTAGTACCAACTGCTGCTATTGAAGACTTGAGCCTGTCTATAACACGTTGTTTACCTTTGAAGCTATCAGGAGCTTGTGTAGCAAGATCTAATTCTTTTTCCAACATGTCTCGTTGATATTTATCACGTTCTTTACGAGCATTGTTCCAGTTTTCAATAGCCTTTTTTTCTGCATCAGAGCCAGATGGAACTTTTTGTAGAGCATCCCTAGCGTCAGAGACTTTTGTGTTTAAAGTTTGCAGACCTTTGTTTGCAGTACGTTCAATGTTGTTACGATTTTTTTCGTAGTCTTCCCAACTTAAACGCGTTTCTTTTTCTTTAAACCTAGCTGTTCTACCACGCTCTGCAGTGTCAGCACGTTCTTCAGCAGACTTTTCTCTAGACTTTTCTATTGCCATAGAGGAAGCTTCTTTAGATTTCTCACGAGCAAAAGCAGAAGATTCTCTAGATTCTTCTCTAGAAGTAGCACCAGTTTCACCAATTAGTTTGCGTTTAGTAGCTTCTTTTTCGTGTTCTTTGGTGTTTTCTAATCTGTTTTCACCAATAATAGTTTGTTTGTTTGTATCCACAGCTATTGTTTGCATAGCATTTTTGCGGATACCAACCAACATCAAATTGTTAAGAGCAGCTTTTTTCTCTGCATTAGAAAAGTTATTCCAGTTCTCTTGACCAATTTGAGAGATAACATCTTTCTGAGCTTTTTCTGGAAGACGATTAAAGGTATCACCAATTTTATCTTCTGCTACGCTACTAAGAACAGCCGCAGCTTTTGAAAGCTCTCGCTCATTGTTGTCCAGAGCTTTAGCTTCATCAGCAACTTTTTTAGAGTCATAAATTGTTGCACTATTAAAAGCTTTTTGTGCATCTTCAAATTTACCTGCTTGCATTAAAGCAAGACCAGTCATCCTAGAAACATCTCCAAAACGATTTTCATCTACAGCAGTTTGCATTTCAGGAGACTGATACATCTTAGCAAGCTTGTCTCTAGAATCTCTGTCAGCTTGTATGCCAATCTCTGAGATTGTGTTAGCAAGTTTACTACGCTGAACGTTAGCTTGTTCTTGTTGTAGCTTGAGCTGTTGCTCTTGCATCTTGTTAGCTTCAACTTGCTGAACATTAGGCATTGCAGCCATGTTCTGCTGAAGCTGTAAAGCAGCATTGCTACCAGCAGCTACATCGGACATTAAGAGTGGCATATTATTTCCTTATCCACCAGTGTAGCCACTGAAATCCATACCAGCAGTAGGTGCGCTACTTCCACCAGCCATAGACGACATACCACCGCCTACCATAGAAGCGTTACCAGCATTAGCTGCTTGCATACCTAATACTTGTGCTCCAGTAGGATTGGTATACATGTTATTACCAAACAAACCTGAAGTACCAAGAGTACCCATACCTTGACCAAGAGCTTGCCAACCAGCTTGTTGTTGTTGCATACCAAGTTGAGCTGCAGCAGCAGGATTAAATCCAGCACCAGCACCACCAGACAACTGACTCAAATAGTTAGTCATAAAACTAGAGTAGCTTTGTTGACCAAGCTTCTGTAGGGCAGCTTCTTCATTACCAGAGTACAACATACCAGAGGTAGCAGCACTGGCTTTGTTAGCAGCCATAGCAGGATCAACAACACCTGTTTGGAACTGTGTGTACCCAGGCATCTGTTGAATGTTTGCACTCTGTCCAGGCTGTAAATAACCAGCATACATCTGAGCCAATTGAGCTTGGTATGGAGCCATTGGATTAGCTTGAGCAGTAGCAGAGCCAGGCCCAGAACCGCCAAACCCCAAGGCATTAGTAATAGCTCCACCAGTAAGGGAGTTAATACCACCAGCTATACCCAAGCCAGCAGCTAAACCACCCGCAGTAATTCCAAAAGTCATTTTAGTTCTCCGTGAGAAGTTCTTTAGTTGAGGCAATTAAACCTAGTTCTTCGTAAGAAGGAGCAATAACTTCTTCTTCCATCTTGTCTAGATTTTCTTCACCCAAGTGTTTTGTGAGGTGAACTGTTACCCAGATAGTATCTTCTTCTGCAATAACAGCACGCTTAAGACCTACCTCAGAAACAAAGATGCAGGGAGCTTCAAAATACTTTGGCCCAAACTCTGTTGACACAGCGACTTTACCTTGCATGATAAAGTTTAAATGCTGATGCCTATGTATTTTACCTATGATTAGCGTACCTTTGGGAATAAACATTTGTCGGGCATAAGTGCCACAACCGTACTTCTCATCAATAGGGGCGTAGTGGTGAGTCAGTTTACAGTCAGGTAAGGTGTCTTTCATTAGACCTTCAGCAGCCATCTTTAACATGCCCTCTTGGACATTCAAGATGTTTTCTCTAAACTGAACTTTAGCTAGAGAGTTATTGCTGCTATCAATGGTTACATTTGTACTCATGTCTTACCTTTTGTATTGGGGATTACCACCAACACCTTGCTCTTGATCCATCTCACCTATGCGGAAGTCAATCTCAGCAACATCTAAGCGAAGAGGTACATTATCTGTACACAAGAACTGCCAAGACCTACGACGATCAGCACCACTTAAGTACACTTGAGAACGAGCTGCATTTAGATTAACAGGGCGAGGTACAGAGTAACTAACGTAGTCATTACCTGAATGACTGATGTACATAGTACCAGCTACTTTATCACCAACTATTTCTAAACGACCATAGAACTTACGTTTAGTAGTACCGTTGTCCATGATATTAGTAACAGACCTACAGTAGATAGGTTGCCCATTATCTTGGTAGACTTCAGTGTTTAACTGGTACAAGATAGCCCTATCGTCATCTAAGCAGTAGGGAATGTTGTTTAACTCAGCATAGAACGTAGGACGGAAGTACATCTCATAGTACGTACCTGGGTTAGGTTGATCGTTAGATGCCATAGCCCATTGAGTCCATGTGTACCACATCTTCTCATCAATGTCGTACACAAGAGTCTTGTTTGAATCAATAAGAGTTAAGACGTAAAACGTATGACCACTAGTCTTGTAGCAGTAAGCACGTACGTTAACTAAGTCATCAGCTTCTAAGTGACGATCAATGTGGCTAGTAGACACCTTAACAGGAGATACACCATCCATGATGTACACAGACTTGCCGTACGTACGAGTAGTACCAACCCACAGTACCGTGTTACTAGTAGCAACAATGCTGTCCCCATTAGCACAGCCAATTTCATTGGTGTAGCTGGCAGCTAGGGCAAGAGGAGAACCAGGGTAGTTACCAGCATCGTAGAAGAATTGCGTACTAGTAGCACCAAAAGCTATGAGGTAGTTTAGGTGTTTAGCAATACCAACAAGGGTATCTGTAGTCTGTTCAAAGCTTAAGAAGCTAAGAGCGTTCCAAGATTTAGGATCACCAAGGTTGCAGTTGTAGATGCGGTTATTAGTTGTACCTATAAACACATAGTTGTCTAGGAACACAGCACCAGATACAAACGGACCACTAGGGAACGAGTTAAGAGCTGGAGTTAACACAGCTCCGTTACCTAAGTCTTGAATAGTAACCGTACCAGATACGTCAGCAACGTTAGCAATGTTTAACGTAAGGGTTGTACCGTTGATGCTAGTAATGTAAGCGTTAGGAGCCACACCAGTACCTGTAACGTACATACCTGTATATACACCCGTAGCACTGGATACCGTGATCTCATAGAACCCATTAGAGCCTGTAGCAGTAGGTGTTTGAGTAGCAGGAAGGTTAACTGTACAAGTACCAGCAGAGCTAAGACCACTACCAGGGTTAGTCAGGGTTACAGTACTAA